GAGTGGTATTTCATTTCAACTTCAATAGTCAGTTGCACCTTGGATTGTCGCAACCTGTGTCATCTGGCCTCGCTCGCTGTCGCTCGCTCGGCTCTGCGAGACTATGCTCTGTGGTTCTGCGAAGCTATGCAGACTTGGTTATGCGTTGTTGTGTATCTGTTGCCAACTACTGATGTACTACATGTCTGATGCCATTTGTCACTCACTGGTACGGCATTTGAGTCAGAACGCTTGTTCGCTTTCAAATCCGTTCTAATTGAGAATGGTTCTCATTTGAGAATGATTCTCATTTAAGAGCTGTCCAATAAAAATGCCACCCACGTCACGAACATTCGTTCTGTAACTAGAGTGGCAATATATCATTTACAAGTGGTACATTAAAGCGGTCTGCAATTTACCAACATACTAGTTAGCGTATTTTTCAACGTTGCTTTCTAACTGTATACATTAATGTTAGCACTTGGTGATACCTTAATAGGAAAGTGAAGCAAGTACTGCTTCTTTGCACATCATGTCTTTAAATCTTAGACAACCTTTTTCAAAATAAAATCTTAGGTTAGTAAGAATTAAGTCATTCTTTTTTAGCATAACATAGTTTATATTGTGGTCGTCTGTAGTAACTGTTATTTTTAATGGACAGGAGTTATCTGGTTTGTCATCACAGAATATAATGCCAGAATCAGCATATTCCTTAATGCCATACATCCTATCTTTGTATTTAAGAGTGAACACATATCGTCCTCTTCCGCTTGGCTTATCAATAAAAGCCTTGCTATCATTAAGGTACACACCTTGGCTAGAATATGCAACGTACTTGTCACTAGCAAAAGCTTTATTAAACCCGCTTTGTTTTTGAGCAATAGACGCAGTATCAATAAAACCTTGTTCTAGTACAAATCCATCACCTCTTAAAAAGTTGGTATTATCTTTTAGCCTTGCTGATATACCCATTGCTGTATAATAGGGGTTGATTATTGATACAGTATTTCCGCACATGAAAACTGGAACATAGCGAATTTGTTTTCCCTGTCCTCTTGCAACGCTTGTGTGTACACTTAAAAACTTCTTGATTTCATCCGTGCAGTAGTGATTAGTTTCACTCTGAAATTCATCAAACATCATTTGTTGAACATCGGAAAAAAGGTGACTGTATCGCTTTAATGCATCAGCATTATTAAGTGAGAACGCATATCCACATGGTTCTTCATTTAAGAACAGTTCATGGAAAATACCAGACGCACGTCTTTTGCTTGTCATTTCATATCCTCTAAAGAAAAGTGAGCCAATGTCCTTAAAGAATTTGTCTGCTATTTCGTCAAGTTCATAATTATATCTGTATACAAGTGCGAACTTTTCGCCTCTTTTTAGAAATCTGTTGACTAACAGTCTGCTAAAATAAGTGGTCTTTCCACCCGTTCTATTAGTTGTAACCATATAGATTTCTGGCTTGTTGCCATTTATGTCAAGCATACTCAAAAGTTTTGTTCCATCATAGTATTTATTCATTGTGTATGTAACCTACTTTCTCTATATATTGTATCATATTTATTGACAAAAAGCAATATGTAGTGTATAATATTTCAGATGAAAAGGCGGTGAAAAGAATGGATGTAAATGCTATTTTACAAGCTGTTGGCACGCTTGGTTTTCCTATTGTATGTGCCATAGCTATGGCTTGGTATGTCAAGTATATGACAGATCGAAACAGAGAAGATATTAACAAGCTCAATGAGCAACACCAGCAGGAAATGAAAGAAGTAACAACGGCATTAAACAACAACACACTGGCACTTCAGAAATTGTCAGACGTTATTGAAAATGGGGTGGACAAATGACGGATGAATTAAAAAAAGCTTTGCTTCGTACAACGTTAAAGTGACTAAAGTAACATTTGTAGAAAAGGTGTTAACATGAAAACAGTAATTCTTAACTCAAAAGGCACAGATGTAGTTGCCTTGCAAGCTATCTTACGTTCACAAGGTTTCATAGGTCAAAATGGAAAACCATTGTCAATCGATGGCAATGCAGGTAACAACACAATCTTTGCTATCAATTCATATCAGAGCATGACGCGAGCATATGGCATTGAATGTGGTACAAATGGACACAATGATTCTTCCTGTGGCTCAAAAATGTGGGAGTCGTTGTTAGGTGGTGATTGCTGATGCCTTTTACACCTAGACTTACATCCGCAGGCATGCAAGGCTCTAAATACTGGTACAGCGATAACCCATTTTATCAAGCAAATCTTGGCCCACAGCAGACAGGTGGCAACTGTACATGGTATGCATGGGGAAGATTTTATGAAATTATCGGGCGTTATCCGTACGGCTTGTCGACTTCAAATGCAACAAATTGGTACTCACGTACAACAGGCTTTTCAAAAGGAAAAGAGCCAAAACTTGGGGCTATTGCTTGTTATGGTTACAACAATGGTGGTGCAGGTCATGTTGCAGTTGTTGAACAAATTACATCTGATGGTATCGTAACATCAAACAGTGGATGGTCGTCTGGAAAATATTTCTGGACAGAAAAAGCAAAAAAGAGTAACGGATATTGCCCTGATTGGATGAATGGATATTTACAAGGTTTTATCTATGCTGACGTTGATACTGGAACAGTGCCAGACCCAACGGAGTTACACTGGCAATCAATTCCAGATTGGCTAGATAGCTACACATCAGAGAAATCAATAAACAACGCTTATTGCGTTGCAAGCTATTTACTTACAAAAGGGTGGTCATTAAATAGTGTTTGTGCATTACTTGGTAATGCTACAATGGAGTCTTTTATCAGTGCAGACTTGTATGAAAAAGGCGTTGCAGTAGATGAAAGAGGCTATGGTTTAGTTCAGTGGACACCCGCAGTTGAAACTATTATTCCATATTTAAACCAGAACTTTCCAGACTGGCAAACAAATCTGGATACAAACGGGTACGGTCAATGTCAGAGATTGGATGATGAACGACACAACAATCCGCAGGAGTGGTATCCAAACTTTCCATCAGTGCCGACAGAGTACAGAACTTATCAGACAATGGAAGCTTTTTGTACTGCAACAGATGATGTAGGGCATATGGCAAAATGCTTTTTGTACTGCTATGAAAGACCTGCTGACCCATCAGCAACCATTGAAAAACGTGCAGAGTACGCAAGATACTACTTTAATTTGTTACAGGGCTTTAATCCATCTTTACCAACAGGTAAAGGAATTAAGCGCAGAATGCCAATATGGATGTATCCAAAACTAAGAAAGAGGTGGTAACATGAAACAGGCAACAAAAGACGCATTATTAGCATTTGTTGGAGATAGAACAGATGATGATGCTATCAGCATTTTAGAAACAATCAACGATGATGGTATTGATGATGGTGAGGACTGGCATCAGAAATACGTTGATAATGACAAGGAATGGCGAGAAAGATATACAGCTAGATTCAAAGAGGGCGGTACACCTCAGCCACCAACGCCAATAGAGCCAGAACCAGATCCAGAGGATGAGATGAAAAAGTTAACTATTGATACCGTTTTATACGGCGATAATAAATAAAGGAGTGATTTTTATGCCTACTAAACCTAGAATTACGACAAACACCAACATTTCAGCTGACGTTGTAAATGCAATTAAAAACAGTGCGTCAAATAACTATCGTGAGAATGTTCCTTACGCAACGCCGGACGCAGATTCGCTTCGGGGTATTGGTGCTATTTTAATGAATAACCCTGCATTAATGAACGAGTTCATCAACACACTTGTCAACAGGATTGCCTTTGCGAGAATCGCCAGCAGAATGTACACCAACCCATTAAGAACATTGAAAAAAGGTGTCATTGACACAGGTGAAACCATTGAGGATATTTTTGTAAATATTGCGAATGTTTTTCAGTATGAAGAAGTTCGTGGTTCTGACAACGGCGCAGGTAATGCATTTAAGAGATTTGACAACGATGTGAGAGTTGCTTTCTATGTGATGAATTCACAGTTGACTTACCCTGTGACAGTTAATCGTGCTATGCTCAAAAATGCTTTCAATTCTTGGGCAGGTATGGACGAACTTGTAAGCGGTATTATTCAGTCAGTTTACAGTGCGGCGGCTTACGACGAATTCAACATTACAAAATATATGATTGGTCAGCACATTCTCAAAGGAAAACTTACTTACTACACATTCACAGGTGGGCGTTATCTCGAAGCAGCTACACAGCTTAGAAAAGCTTCAAATGATATGTCATTTATGACAGACAAGCTCTCTATTGCAGGTGTTAAAACATTTACAGAGAATGACAGAAAAGTTATTCTTATCAACACCAATTATGACGCAAACATTGACACAAATGTTCTCGCAGGTGCATTTAATCTTCCTTATGCAGATTATCTGAACAGAAGAATCCTTATTGATTCGCTCGGTACACTGGACGTCGAGAGACTCAACAAGATTTTTGCAAATGACCCTACATATGAAAAACCATCCGCTGATGATATGGCTTTTCTTGATAACATTGCAGGTGTTATCTTAGATGAAGATTTTGTTCAGATTTATGACAATGTTTTTGAAATGCGAGATATGCCGAACCCTGTTTCACTTGATCACAACTATTTCTTGCATATGTGGCAGACGTACGCTGTGTCACCTTTTGCAAATGTAGTTTGTTGTATCCCTGCTGAATCTGTGCCTGTACAGACAGCTGATAACACAACAATTACACCATCGGCAGTTGAAGTTACTGGTAAGCTTGGTAAAGACGGCACAGCAACTGGCATTCTCACTGCTACAGTTTCAACAGTAACTGGCGGTACAGAGACAGTCAAGTGGACTAAAACAGGTGGGTCAGCAACTGGCACTGTTGCTTCAAACGGTGTTTGGACAGCAGAAAAAGCAGGCACATTAATAGCAAAAGCTAGCATCGGTACTATTGATTCTGCTGAGGTAACAATAACAATTTCTTGATAAGGTGGTGACTTAATGAGCTATATCGCACCTGATACCGACATATATTTGCTTGCTAATGTTGAATGTGATAAAAGTTACGACAATGTTAAATATTTTGCAACTAAAAATGCACAGTATACTTATATGTCTGGTAAAATCGTTAAGTCATTTACTAAACAGAGTTACGGACGTGTCAATAAAGGCACGTTCCGTCTCTTCTGTAAAGCAGATGATGTTTATAAATGCAACTATTTAATGTTTCAGAACACAGCTTTTGGAAACAAGTGGTTTTACGCTTTTATTGATAGCATTGAGTATGTTTCTAATAACACCTGTGAAGTAAGGTTTACTGTCGATTTATTCCAGACATGGTTTCTTGATTGTACAGTAGGACAATGTTTTGTAGAACGTGAACACGTTACTGATGATAGCATTGGGGCACATACTCTAAACGAGGATGTACCTACAGGCGAAATGATTACAGCAATCGAAGAACAGTTGACAGAGTTTTCAAAACAGTACACTTACGGTGTAGAAATCTGTATCAGTGATACACAGTTAAGCGGAATAGCTAATCAGCCGACATGGTTTGACAAGCCTGTTTTGAGTGGCATTTTTCAAGGTTCTAAAATTGGCACAACAGATAACAGCGATGACTTATTAACGTTTCTTAACAATGTCATTTCAGCTGGCTATCAATCAACAATTATACAGATTTTCACAATTCCAAAAATATTTGCACCATCTGGCACGGACTCAAGAGTACAGACAACAAGAGAGTTACCTGCTTTGCCGACAAAATTCGGTAATTATACACCTCTAAATAACAGGCTGTATTCTTCACCTTTTGTAGATTATGTTGTTTATGCTCCGACTGGTGACAAGATGGTTTTACATCCAGAATTGTTCAGTGATTATGAACACAGGATATTAACTTTTTCTGGTAACCAGAGTGTGACACCTCAGATAATGTGTATTCCTACCAATTATAAAATTACAGGTGGTACAAATAAGACTGAGGGATACACACTTAATTACGGAATAAAAGGTTCATTTTTATATGATGCTTATCAAGCCGAGATTGCATCCTATGGTGTCGGCAATATAGGCGGAAACATTCTTAAATGGACACCAAGACTTCTATCAAGTGCAGGAAGTGCGGCTCAGAGTATATCTCCTGTTATCGGTGCAGAAAAATTAACATATGGTAATGTTTCGTCTGCTTTATCTGGTGTTGGCAATATCGTTGGCACTGTTGGTGACGTGCTGAAAGAAACACACGATACATCAGAATTAAGTGGTGCTTCTGGCGGCTCTGTTCTTTGGTCACAACAGATACTGGACACATTTGTACAGGTTCGTCAAGTAAGAGAAGAGTACGCTAGAATAGCCGATAACTATTTTAGCATGTTCGGGTATAAAGTATGTAGATTAAAAGTCCCAAACATTGCCACTAGACCGTCTTGGAATTTTGTGAAATGTTCTACTGTTGCTATAACAGGTGCAATCCCTGCTGATGCTGAAGAACTAATTATGAGTGTTCTGAAAAAAGGTGTAACATTCTGGAAAACAAGTTTTGGCAACTACACGGCAAATAACAAATAAAGGTGGTGATTAAAATGGGGAGAAGTAGAAGTAAGCGAAGATTTTTTCAGAGGGTATACTCTTCTGGCATACAATATAATCATTGGTTGATGAAGTTTGCTAGTAATGCTGTTGCGTCATATCGTGTAGAGGGATTGCCTAAAGAAATAGATTCAAGATGGTTAGCACTAAAGCTTTTTGAGCTTGGTTCTATTGCTTTCTTTTACGATTCGGATGCTAGTGAGTATGCTTGTATGCAGTATTCGTGTCTTGGCACATATGACTGTTATGGAAATCCAACAAAAATACGTGTTTGGAATCCTTGGACAGGATATCAGAGGGAGCTAAACAAGGGCGAATTTGTTATCATATGGGATAACATGCTTAGAACAAATATGTACAATGCTTACATTGAATTGGCGTATAGATTGTGGAGAATTGACGGAACAATAGACACAAACTGTGTAGCGCAGAAAACGCCTGTTATTGTACAATGTTCGGAAAATGAGCGATTGACTTTTAAAAATCTTCTGGCAGGCGTTGACGCTGACAATCCATACTTAGCAGTTGGTGATAATTTATCATTAAAAGATATTAAAGCGTTACAGCTTGGAGCACCACTTGTAGCACCTCAGTTGATGGAAGTACAGCAGACACTTTACAACAGAGGAAACGCACTGCTTGGCATCACATCTGTTATTGTACAGAAAAAAGAAAGAATGGTTAAATCCGAAGTAGACACAGCTAATGCTGATGCACTCGCTAACAGACGTTCAAGAACTATGGCAAGAGACTTTGCCAGTCAGCAGATTAAGGAAAGATTTGGATTGGATGTAACATGGGTTTTTGACGAGGGTGATGAGCCTGACAAGGAAACAGATGAGGGAAACAGAGAAGAATTTATTAGTGACATGAAAGTAGCTAGTTTAGGCACTTCTGATGTAGAGAGGTGATAACATGAGTAGATACACAACAGAAGTAAGATATATCTGTGAATCACTTGCAGGCCTTAGCAAATCGGTTGGCTATTCAAATGTTAATGAAGTCATTGAAAAGTCAAGAAACAGAATCTTTCCGCCTTTTGAAATATTTGATGAAAGTTATAGGTCTGTACTTGAGACAAAAATACTTAAACATTTTTATACCAGAGAAATTGGGTGTGAAACGTTTGGTTTGTGGCAGTTAAGACTTGATGCTAAACTATCAGTTATTATGCCATATTACAACAAGCTTTATAAAGCGATTAACATTGATATCCCTGTTATTGATAACGTTGATATGAACGTTGAACATAATATTGGCAGGAATGCCGACACAAAAGTTAATGATAATACAGACATCACAGCAAATTCTAGCACAACAACAAACACAATAGCCAGTGCAAAGATTAGACACAGTGATACACCACAGGGAAGTTTAGAGGATCTTGAGGCTAATGAATATATGAGTGATGCGACGCTTAGTGATACAACACAAGCTGTAAACAGCAACACGAATAGCACTAGCAACAGTAAGAGCAACAGTGACACAAATGCAAAGAGTACAGAAGAGTATGCAGAACATAGATGGGGAAAAGAGGGCACGATAACTTATATTAGTATGGTGAATGAGTACATCGAAAAGATGAAAAACATTGACGCTATGTTAATTCGTGAACTTGAAGATTTATTTATGCAAATCTGGGATATATGGGAGTGATTCAATATGAGTTTTAAACCTAGAAATTTTAGAGAGTGGTGTAACCACACTATTCCTGTTTTACCTCAGGTGTATGGGGATGAATTAAGTTATTATGAGCTGTTGAATAAAGTCATTGAAAAAAGCAATGAGCTTGGCGACACAATTAATGAACTTATTGAATATGTTAATCACTATTTTGATAGTTTAGACGTTCAAAAAATGATTGATAAAAAGCTTGATGAAATGGCACAAGATGGAACTTTAGCTGATTTGATTAACAACGTTATTTTTTCGAAGTTAAACAAAAGTGTAAATAAAAGGGCAGTAAAGTGTGTTACAGTGCTAGAAATGATTAACGATAGGGATATTTCTTTAAATGACATTGTAATTACTTCTGGCTATTATAGCATAAATGACAATGGTAACGCTACTTATCTTATATTAGATGTTAATTCGGGTTACAATATAGCATTGTTAAACGGTCTTTTTGCTTATTTTGTCGGAGAAACAGGCAGGCCAGAGCAGTTTGGGTGTAAAGGTGATGACAGTGACGAAACTGTTGGTTTAAAAAATTTGCTAAAAACTTGTAATTGCATCGCATTCACACCTAACAAAAAATATGGTTTCAGCTCACCACTTACTGTTATGGGTGACACAATCATAAATGGTAACTTTTCGTGCTTACATTCACTCATTATAGACGTTTCAAGCGACCCTAACGATGGGTTAATTAAAGTTTCTGGTGACAACTGTGTGTTTACTAACATCAAATTTGATGGAGGTATGAATAATGCAGGTCAAAAAGTAAATAAGCACACATATGATAGACCGTCAACAAATGGCAGACCTATTATTGACACAATTTCGGGAAATAAGTACAATAACATTTTAATAGAAAACTGTATTTTTGAAAACGCAACATCTATGTCAATTCAGCTAAATGATTGCGACAATGTAACAGTGTCAAATTGCAAAATAAGAAACAGTAATAGAGATGCAATATTTGTCATCGGTGACGCCATAGCCATTATTGGAAACATTATAGAAGATTGTGAGGATAACTACATCGCAATCGACACTAGTTTCATTACTCGTGATATTAGCGGGATTGTTATATCTCAAAACACATTAAAAAAGTCAATGACTAACACAGACCGCTATACTATTTCATCAAGCGTTGGTATTTTTGTTGGTAATTCAGATGGCAGAACAATTACAAAATGCAATATTAATAACAACATGATTGAAAGTAATTATATTGCTGTAAAAATCGATAATGTAAAAGAATGCAAATTAAATAGTAATGACATAAGATGCGGGGGCCTTGGTAAAACTACAAGTACCGATTTGTACGGTCTTTATATTAGGAAAAGTCCTAATGCGTATGTTACAGATAATCATATTATTTGTGATAGTCACACGCTTTACGTTGCAAATGACTGTGACGGTATTGTTATACAATTTTGTGAAATTGTTAATGAGGACGGAAATTCACTTAATATGATAAAGTCATATTCGAATGATGTGCTTATTAGATATTCTTATTTACAGGGAGTTTTTAATCAGACTGTTTTTGACACAACTAATTTAAGATTGTTTATGTGTGCGGCCAGTGGCAAAGAATTCACAAAGACAGCTAGTACAAATATTGTTAAGACTATTTTAAATTACGGCGATTTTATCAATTAATGTTTCACGTGAAACATAACAAAGGGAGCTTTTTATTAGCTCCCTTATTTTTTAGCTTACTAATGACAAGCACAAAAGCAGTGAATAAACGCACATTATAAAAAACAATGTTAATTCGTTGAACAGTCTGGCACTTATGGCTGATACAACAATGAGCGCAAAGAACAAATTAAGTATATCTGTCATTTATATCACCTGTGTTTTTTAAAATAAAATATTCTCCTAGCCATTCATTGACAATGGATAGACTAAAACTACTTATATAATTCTTGTATTACTGTTTACATCTATTTTACCTATTCCGACGTGCACACAATCGTCTTTAGCCATTAGCATAAGAATTTCTGCGTCATTTAATTTGTTGCTTGCAACACACAAACCAAATAATTCGTCTTTGCTAATATCATTTGTATGTAACACAACAACCATATTGCCAATCTGTTTTCTTACATAAATCATTACTTTTGTGCTTGAACTTAAAACCTTAGTTAAATCATATAGTGTCATATTTTTTACCTCTTTCTTTTCTTCATCCTCCGGCATGCTTCACTAACGTATGCCTTATGGTTTGAATCATTATACCCAGCAACAGACGCTCTCATTATTTCACACCTGTATTGAAAGTATTCTTCACAGGCTGAATGGCAATTTAAACATCTTTTGTTACAATCTTTACAGGGTGCTTTCAAATTATCACATCCTTAAATATAACATTATGAACACAATAGTCCACCATATCACTATTGCACCAGATACAGCAATAATCAATATCATATCTGGTCTTAAAGTAAGTAAATATAACAAAAAAACAAGAATCAGTAATATTAGAATTAAAATGCTGATAAACACAAACTTTTTAAGCAATTTTTTCACCTACCATTTATAAGAATAATTAACTCCCTGTGAACTTTTTCTATTTTTAAAATAAGGAACTTTTTTAGCTTTTCGTATATTCCTGCAAGCTGTGTACCAATCGAGTGTGAATTTTTTTGTTTCGTAGTCACTCATACCAAAAACTATTTGTCGCATTATCTCACCCCACTTGAACCAAAACCATTTCTGTCACTATCTGTTAAATCTTCCACTTCAACTAGTTCAATTTCTTGCTGATTTCTTACAATCCTAAACTGTGCAATCCTATCGCCTCTTGCTATCACTGTATCTGCAACAGCATATGCAGGAAAACACCATTCGTCATTCCTGCCACAGTATGAATTGTCAATAATTCCCACACTATTAGCCATTAATATATGATATTTTCTAAAAGTAGAAGACCTTGGCAATACGTGTGCTTCATATCCTTTTGGTAGTTTCATAGCTACACCTAACGGTATATTAACATATTCACCTTTTCTAATATGTGTTGTTTTACCTGCTTTTAAATCAATCCAATCACCTAACGCATATTTTTCTGGAAGAACCGAATTAAAATATCCGTGATTCTTTGCTAATACTTTAATTTTTTTCGTACGTGAAGAATAGTTTTCAACAGCTTCTTTAATATACAAAACATCGTGATATAGATAAGACAGTTCTTCATACGTAATAGAACAGTTTTCTTTAGTTTTTTCCATACAATTCACCCCTTAATACATTAATATATTTTTCGGTAAAGGCTTTATAAAACAAATCAGCGTCATAATATACCCATGAATTCATAAGTATTTTTAATGCGTTTTCCAACTTGTTCATCCTTATTACACGTTTAATTGCAAGTAAAGCCTGCTTTGCATCATATACTCTAATGTATTCGCTGTAATCTTCATCTAGCATAGTGTAAATATCTTTTCTTATTTGACTATCTGATTTACCGCATTTGATACGTTGATTCAACAAGTAAAACACCCCCGTCTATTCTTTTTGGAATTAATTTACATGGTACATTTAAACCTATTTTAAAATCATCAAATGTTCTAACGATAGGTTCATGTGTAACTTGATTGAAAAGAAATCTGTTAACTGGTGTATTTTCTTTGTAATCAGCATACACAGCTTTTCCAGACATCGACAATTCAAACAAGTCTTTGCATCTCTGTGGCATTCCTGCACACTTAATGTTGTTGTACGGTTCTTCAATCTTCTGCAAATCTTCATGCGTTACATGTTCGATGTATGTTTTCTGCCTTGCAAAAATAGCTCTATCCCAACAGGATTCTAATTTCCATGCACAAAAATCAGTTTCATGGACTTTAATGCCTGTAATCTGTTCTGGTGGTAAGTCACAGTGGATGCTATCTGTATCAGCGTAAATAAAGCCGTGTTCTTCAACACCATGATAGTTAGCTTGTGCCGCTCTTATAGTGAAGTTTCTGGCGTAACTTGTTATAGCTGAACCAACAGGAATATAGCCCGCTTCTTTATCTTTAGCGGTAATATTGATAAACCCTATTGAGTTATCATCTTTAACATATGCTAATTTGAATGAAGAATCTGTCGATGAAGCCATTTTACCATACAAATTATTTAAAAATAATTTTGCAAGTGTACGTCTAGCACCTTTGCTAGTCATTTTTATTTTTGCATATTTATCAATATATTCGTCAAATATCCCTATTTCTGAATAAAAGTAACACCCGTCCAGAATCTCAAAGTCAACAAGTTCATAATGTTCAAGTATAAGAAAATAATCTGTCATGGTAAGTGTAAGTTCTACTCTTGTATCACATTCTTTACCATCAATATCAATGTATTTGTCGTAATACTTACCTGTAGCTTTGTCAAACACATCAGATGTTTGTAACGACTCTGTGCCTTTATATAGCATGTTCCCCTTTATCTGGATAAAAGGCAATTTTCCACTTCTCAAGTAAAATTTTGTTTTTATCCTAATAAAGAAATACATGTTGTTTTGTAAGGCTCTGTCTGGAATAAAGTTACCAGACCAGAACATCGGCTTTCCAACAGGGTATCTATTGCCCGACATAGAGTGCATCATAGACGGATACAACGAATTAACGTCGGCTGTAGTTCCATTTGTGAACATCTTATTTTCTTTACCTTTTACAAGATAGCACCATCCACCTCTATATGATTTTCTTACGTATGAATCTACATTAGACTTTCCGTATACCTCAGAATCTAGTTCTATTTGTGTAACATCTGGAAATCTTCTTTTCCAATCATCTTCACCAACTATCTGTTTGTATTCAGCAAGGCAACAGCTTCCTATTGTAAGACGGTTATGGCCCTCTTGAAAAACAATCTCTAGTGCTTCTTTGACAACCAGAACGTCGTTAGCTATATACTTCTTTTCTTTTGGCTTAATTTCACATCCTGCATAACGAAAACCAGTATATTCCATGTCAAGTTTCTGATGTTTTGTTTTAAAGGCTTTTCCTATCTCTTTAACAGAGAACGGCAGAAGCTTCAATGAATCCCTAAATTCTATAACCTTATTGTTTACTTTGACTTTGATGCTGTACCATTGTCCCATTTCTGATATCGTATACTTGATTGTATTGTTGTACATATCTTTATCGTGATACCATTCACAGAAATTAACACCATCCCCTGTATATGCTTGTTTTAGGCGTAATTTATTAAGAAAAAACGATATCCAAAAATTACCGTCAAATTTTAGGTTGTGAAAATAAACTATCAGATTAGATTTTAAACTGATTAAATATTCCCATGTTTCGTCTATTGAATGTAATATAGAAACATCTTCTGTGAACATTTCTACAATGGCAGATGCCCAAACTTCTGTATTTTTCTGGCCCTCATAGACTGTTGTTTCAAAGTCCCCGACCAGATACTTTACTTTTTTAGGCCTTGCCATACTATCACCACCCGTTTTCCGATTCATTCATCATTTCAGCCTGCACCTTTTCTTCAAATGATAATGGTGCGCCGTTGATTATTGATAACAGTTCATCCGTTGCTTGGTTTATGACTGCAACTGATGAACCCCACAACACGGCTGAAACTATAGCGTCTATATCATTCATGGTTCTGGACGCTTCAACTAGTCTTCTTCCGACCTCTGACTTACCGATGTCATTAATCATATTCAGCAGGAAAGACTGCATACTTCTTGAATATGATATGACATCTTTCTTTCTGCTTCTGTTCATTTCAACTGGACTACTTAATGAAGATGTGAAGTCTGTAGCCGCTTTTTGATATTCTGCTTCTTTTCTTTTGCGCTCCTGCTCTATTTCTTCGTCTGATGCTCCCTTATAGCCATAGAACAAATCTTCCTCTTCTGGTGTGAATGAACCATACTTTGCAAGGAATTCATCATTAAAGTTACTGAATGATATATCCTCTTCGTGAGGAAGATATGCCTCTGATTTAAGAGTTTCAACGTCTATCTTTTTAAGCTTATTTACGTAAGCTCTTAATTCCTTACCTCTGAAGCCTTTTGCCTTAATCTGCCGTAAGGTTGGAATGTTTGTTGGAACATATTGAACGCCTTGCTTTTTAAGCTTACGCTCAAGGCGTTTTATACGATTTCGCTCACGTTCGTAGGCGGTTAGTTTTCTTGCCATATTGTGCACTCCTTATGTTTCACGTGAAACATTAAAAGCAATAATGACGCTCACTGTATGTCGTGAGCGCCTAACTGCTTATTTAATTGTCTGCTTTAAATTATAAGCTTTCAATGTCAAGTACGCAGTCAACGTACTGGCGTCCAGCCTTTGACTGACCAGAAATTTTCTTGACAGGGAATGGGAACTTCATAACAACTGCAATGTTTTTGATGGAACTTTTGAATGTTACAGACTGGGTGCTGTAAACAGCTTTATCTGTTGTAATGATTGACATAAGTTCGGCTGACGTGCCGTCCTCTTTTTCGTCAATAAATTCCAGATAACCTGCAACGTTGATAACATCACCATCCTGTAATGTCTTAACAGTTTTAATAGTCGGTGCTGTGGTCATAAAATACTTTTCAATTTCTGTGAATTCTTTTGTCTGATTTGTTACTTTAATCATAGTTTAATTCCTTTCTTGTGTTGTATCGTGAACATAAAACAAATTGGTTAACAAGTTACATTATTCTTCGGACTGAGCTTTAGCCCTTGCAGGAAGAATCTCAGCCATCTCTAAGAACTTCTCTTCGGACATTCCGTACAGCTCTTCCTGTACCACTACTTCCACTACTTTCAGTGGACGTACCTCTTTATGTTCCTTTGTAATAACTTTCAAAGCTTCATCTGCTGAAAGTTTGCCAGACAGCTTGTATTCAAGCGTCTTAATTTTGCCAGACTGAATATCATATACTGTAGCTGTAGCTGTCGTGAATGTGATTGTTCTAGTTACCATGCGCTTTCTTGCCATTTCTTTTGCCTCCTTTTGTGTTTTTTTTGTTCGCTTAACGTCCATCGACGAATTGACAGAACGGGAGTCGAACCCGTCGGAAGTGTTCCGCAAACCTGCCTGTCAACCTTTCTATATGTAAGAAAGGAGGAGAGAGTAAAGAGTTGTCGGTTCTCTTTACATTATTTATTATATTACTGATGTGATGAAATGTCAACAGTTTTTTCAGAAAACTTTTATTCATTTTGCACGATGGTTAGATATAACTAACTTCGCGCATATTACGCTAGCAAACGAATGTTCTACTACTTGATCTTATAATCGAAACTTAATATCGTGCCTGTTGCCGCACCAATGAATCGCCATTCCTTTGAATATGACTGAATATATGGGAATCCGTCAATCTCGTAAACTCTATCAGCTAGATAAACATTAAATTCATCAACGCCGACTATTTGCAGTGCTCTTTTAAAGTCAACCACCATGTCGCCTAATATTGCTTTTTTAACAAAAATCATTCTTCATCCTCCTTTCCTAATAGCAACTGAGCTATCAAGTCAGCCACTATCAGTATTGCTATTGCTAGGCCTGCTATTGACAGGCCTGCAAAAATCATACCTCTCTCCATGTGTGCTCCGACACATGCCTAAACTTGTTTCTGAATTTTGCTATGTGTTTTGCGTGTGTTGCTGTATATCCGTAAACTAGTCTAAGAACATCATACATGTTGCCCCTATCGTCAATAAATGCTACTATCGTTCCATAACTAACTAAAAACGAATAGCCTCTTGTTTGGTATGTCCAAGCTTGACAATAGTCAAGCCGCTCCATTTCATCAAGTTCTTTTGAAGCGTTCGCCCATACTTTCTGAGACTTATCCCATGCACGTTCAACCATTTCATTCTCAAGTTTCTGGATTTCTTTCTTTGCCATGATTTTTCCTCACTTTCTTACATCGATGCTTATTGACTAGAACAAATAACAACGTCCAAGGTACTTGCCACAGCATCTAACTATAATAAATTCACCTTTATTGTTTGAGTGTACTTTAAAAAGTTTATGCACACCCAAAACGTTGCATGAAACAACATCTGTACAGGGCGTTGTAATTCTTCTTATTATATCTACAATATACCCCTTTGATGTAACCATTAACGAGCATCCTCCTTTAAATGCCACTCATCACACATAACGCCAATATGGTGAAACATTGATGTGTGGCAATCAACATCGATTGCATTTGATAAGAATAATTCACTTGCAAAACCACATGCTACACCAACATGAAACATTAAATCTTCAACGCTTTTTGCATTTTTAATGTCGTCACATACATTTAGGAATCTTTTTGCTAACTTTTCGTCTAAGTCTTTCATTTTATTACCCCTTTCTATCTCTCTTTCTGATTATATTATATCACATAGTGCGCAAAATGCAAGACGTATTTTTGCACAAAAATAGTTCGTAGTTTGCACTTATGCTTGTACAACATGATGCACTATCATTATTGTAATTTTGCATAAAAAATATGCCTAACTAGCGATAGCCTTTTGGGGGAAATGACGAACGAAGTTGAAATGAAATACCAC